TCTTTTTGTAGCATACTTAAATATTTCAACTTTATTTTCGTTTTCAGGGTTAAAAGAAATTGGTTTAACTTCTTCGTCTTTTGATAGTTCAACTTCTTTAACCTCGTTCAATTTACTTAATTCAGCTTTAAGCGTTTCGTTCTCTTTTTTCAACGCTTCAATTTCCGAAAAGAAACTTTCTTTAATTGTGCTTTCAACTACTTTTTTAGGGTTGCTTTTAGCCGTTTCCATTTCTTGTTCTTTTTTCGCTTCTTCTTCGATAGGTTCTTCAACTTCTACTTCTTCTTCTTCTTCAACCTTTTCTTTAATTTCAGAAATAATTCCCTCTTCAACAACGATTAGCATACGACCGTCTTCCATTTCGTATTCTCCTACTGGCACGGGTATTTTTTGTTCGTCTTCCGTTACTACGAAAATTTCGTTACCAGCTTCAAACATATCAGCTTCAAGAACTGTTACGCCATCCATTAGTTTCATTTGTTCAAGTTTTACTTCCATTCCAAGTAAAGTTTTGATTTGATTGATTAGGCTATTTTTCATTTTTATTTTATTTAAAATCTGTATTTATTCGGTTTTTACTATCATTTACAGCACCTCTTAAAGCAGTAAGTGTTTTTTCAAAGCCACCTAAATATCCTTTTATTTTGGTTACTTCAGGAACTTCGTTTATTCCTAATTCTTTTGCTTGTTTTTCAATTTCAAAAATTAATTGATAACCATCTTTAATATTTTTCTCTACTAAAAATAATTCTGTTTTTAATTTACTGAAAGTTTTATTCCATAATGTAACAGCATCTCCAAGTGAATAACTTATTGAATTTGCTGATTCAATAGCTGCTTGCCCTTTTTTAAAGGTGTCTTGCAAATCTTTAATACTTGCCAACTCAACTTCGTGCGAAGCTAAATTTGTTGTTTCCTCTTTGAACAACTTACTGTAAACTGTTTTTAGTGTATTCATAACTTATTAACTTTTAAAATTTTTACTTGTTCCTTTTTCAGCCGTTTTGCCGTACTATTGTGCGTACCCCGTTGTTATCTGTTACCGTTACATTTTGCGGCGTTACGCTGGCTGTTTTGCCTATTCCTTGCGCTTCTAAACTACCGTCACAACAATCTTTGTGATATTTTCCGTCTTTACATAGGCATCCACGTTTACCACCACGGGGACTAACTTTACTTGCTGTTCTCATTTATTTATTATCTATTTGTTCTAACTTTCTTTGCGCCCACTCAATACCTGCATCTCCTCCCCAAGCAAGCCACATTAAACGACCGCATCCATCCCCTAATTCCTTTTGTGAATTTTCTTTGTGACGTGCAAATGAAGCCATTCGAGAAATTGTTTCTCTACTTATGTTTTCGCCGTTTGCAAGTTGGTTGGCACGGGCTTTTCCTACGGGCGTACCGCAGTCACCCCAACCGTTTTCTTCAGCATAACGTAATGCTATCTTCGCGTTTTCGCTTGCCTCTTTAGGATAGTCGTTATACGTTTCTAATTTAGTATCGAGTATTTCTTTTAGGAATGCTATTATTTCGTCTTCCTCGTTTTGTTGTAAACTCATTTCATATTGATCTACAAAGTGACCTTCAATACTAAATCCTTTTACTTCGCCGTCTTTTACCTTTTTCCAAATTTCATCGTTGTTTACTTTCATTGAAATCATCCAAGTTCCCTTTGGTAAATTAAAGTTATATAATCGGCTTTTATCCGTCTTTTCGTCTTCAATTATCCAGCTTTCAACTACACTCATTCCGTCAAGCATTTTGCGTTCGTGTTCGTAAGTTGCGTTGTTTTGATTTGAGCGCATCAAAAATAATTCACTTGCTTTGCGTACTGTGTCTTCACTAAAGTAAATATAGAACTCTTTGTCCTTGTTTCTACGGTAAATTTGTTTATTAGGCACTAAAGCCGCACCCATCAAAATACGTTTTTCCGCATCTACTTCTTTTAGTTCAACTTCGTGCTTTTTTAAAGCTATAAAGTTTTCCTCGATCGCTGGACTTTCAACAACGGATACCGCATTAATACCAGCTTCTAATTTTGTTTCGTCAATTAGTAGTTCTATTATTTCAACTTTTGCCATAATTATTAAACTTATAAAGTTGCGTTTTGTACTCTATTCCTATCTAAAGCTTGTGCGCTTGTTACTTCGCCACTAACTACGTAGGCTTGTGTAGGCGTTTGTTGTAATTGCGCTAATTGATTTATTCCGCTCGAACCTATTGTGTTAAAGTTAGCAGTCATAGGCGAAGACGCTGGAGCGTTTGAACCACCACCACCGCCGCTTGAACTACTACCACCACCGCCGAATTTAGAATTTGCAATTTTAATTATATTAGCCGCACCTATTGTAGCAGCAATTGCAGCTTCTACAAATTGTTGTCCAGTTGCTAATTTAATAGGATTACCTCCAGCAGTTAACGCACCCGTTACCGCCATTGCAGTATTCGTAATTGCAGCTCCTAAATTAAAAGCCTTTTGTATTTGAAATTGTTTACGTGCGTCCTTTTCGTTTTTAGTATTAAACGAACCCGCTAAATCAGCTAAAGCGCTAAAAGTATTTCCCGCAAGTTCAAGCGTTTTTTGTCTTAATGCTATTTTTCTTTCAAGCTCTTTTTTGTCATTAGCGTCTTTAATAGCTTGTTCTTCAGCGGCATATTTTTTTATAATATCCGTTTGTTCTTTTTCAAATTGTTCCGTTAAAGCCTTTTCTAATTCAGCATTATTTTTAGCCGCTTCAAATTTAGCATCGTAACTTTGCATCAATTCAAATAACTCTTGGTCACGTTTAGAATTAGTTGATTTTTGTAATAAATTATATTGCTCGTCTTCTAACTTTATTCGCTCTTCATTTTTTTTAACTAAAGCTTCATATTCTATTTTGTCATATTTATCCGTAATACCTTGTAAATCCTTTTGTAAATTATCGTCTATTAATTTTTGCGCATCAGCTAATTGTTGAGCGTCTACAATTTTATCCTTTGAACTTTTAAGTAAATCTTCTTTGTCACGCTTTGCTTTTTCTTCAGCTATTGCTTTTTCTTTAGCTTCGCCTTCACTCATTAAAGCTAAACGTTGGTCAATTAATTGACGTTCTAAATCAAGTGTTTCTTTTGCCGCTGCTTTTTCGGTGTTAACGCTGCCTTTTGCGGCTTCTTTATCAATATTTTTTATTTGTATTTTAAACGCGGCTTGTTGGTCTATTAATTCCGTTAATTTATCTTCAGCGGCTTTTATTGCTGCGTCACCTTCATTTGCAGTTGCTACGGGATCAAATACTAAATTTGCTAAATAATTTGTCATATCAGCGCGCAGGCTTAAACTTTTATCAATTGCACCGATATAAGCCAACCCTTCAGAAACAGCATCAATAGTTCCTAAAATAGTTTGAATAGGTATCGTAATAAACATTATAATCCCTTCAAGTATTTCTTTATTTCTTTTTGCTGCTTCTACTTGTGCTATTTTAGTGGCTTTTTGATTTGCTACGTTTATTTTAGCGTTTTGAATTGCAGTATCTAAAGCAGCTACTTTTAAATTAAGTATGTCTTTTTCGCTTTTACCTTGTAGCTTTAAAATGTTGTCTTGTTTGTTTAGGGCGTTAACTTTATCTTCACTTGCTTTTAAATTTGCGCTCGTCTTTTTGTTTAGTTTTTCTTGTTCAGCACTAACACCGCTTACCGCTCCTTTTATGTCATCCCAATATGCAACTACCGTACCTAAAGCAACTACAAACGCACCAATACCAGTAGAAAGTAAACCAGTTTTAATTCCTTTTAAAGCGTCACCCGCTTTTTTCCCTAAAACTGAAAACGAATCCGCAGCTTCCATAACGCCGTTTATACCTTGCGTTAAAGCCATTACGGACTGTACTCGTAATAACGCCTCTTCAACTTTCTCACTTTCTACACCTATCAATGCTAAACCACCTTCGAACGCTTGAAAGCCATTCATTACGCCGTTAATAGCGCCCTCAACCGCCGTAAATTTAGCATCAGGATTAAAGCCAGCTATTAAGTCCTTACTAAATTCAATTTGGTCTTTTAATTCCGCAGCCGCTTTAGCAGCCTTAACCGCTTGCTCCGAAGTTTCACCGTATTGTTGTGAAAGCTTTTGTAATTCTTGTACGGCTTCACGGTATTGTTGTTTTAAACTTTTGCTATTGTCTTGTATTTCTAATTCTATTGTCCGTTTTTCTGCCATTGTTTACGCTTTTTTTGATTATAAACTTTTTTAATATCGTCTGTTAGTTCGTGTTTTCCTTTTGCCACGTCTACAATTTCACTTACCCCAAAGAAATTATCGCTTTTAAGTAGTTCTAAAATTAGTTGTATCATTCTTGTAATATTGTTATTTGATTTGCCACTTGTTGCCCGTTGCCTAAAGTGTAAGTAACCGTTAAAATTATAACTTGCGTGCTTGAATTTTCAGTTATTAAGTTTTGAAATTCTTCAGTAATTAAGCTATCCGAGTTTTCGGCTAATATGTTTTGCGGTGAATTCGTGTTTTCAGGAATACAAACCGTAATAGATTGACTACTTGTTATTGTACTCGGGGTAATTGTAACACCGCCAAACGTTGTTGTTATATCAGCACTAACCGCACCGTTCACAAACGTAATCGGAACGTCTAAACATTGTGCGTCAAAACTTGGCACTAAAGGTCTACCGCTTGTAATTGGTCGAAAGTCTAAATACAAACTAAAGTCAACTTGTCCAGTACTTAGGTTGCTTTTCATTTCGTTTATTATATAGCGTTTATCTCTTATAATAAGACGATCATTTAATTGAAGGTTCGTAAGTAAAGAAACAGGTAAATTCGTCTTTACGTGAACCAGCCTATTCTTAAGGTTGAACAAATTAATTAAATACGAAAAATAATATTCAGCGAATAAGCCTTGTTGAATTGTTTCTAAATGAATTATAGAATTATCAGCACCGAAATTTAAACTATATTTCGTGTTTTGATATGTAAGGTCTTGACCAAATAAAGCGAACGTATCAATGTTTAAATGCGTTGCTCCAGTATAGAATTTAATATCATGTGGCAAAGGGTCACTTTCACCGTACAAATAAAGTAATATAGGCTTCGGCGTGTACGCTTGAAAATTCTCGTTTAACGTATAACCGAAAATAGCGTAATTACCTGAATTATCTATTGACCTTTGAAACAATAAATTTTCAAAAGGAACTTCAATTGTGTATTCGTCGCCGTCGTAATTGTATTGATATTCTAAATCTCCGTATTGTTGGTTATATGTTTTAAAATAATTCTTGTTTGCAAAGGACTCACTTTGTTGGTATTTAAAAGCTATTTTTTTATATAACTTAATACGTTCAATATCAATTGAATCTACATCCGTGTATTGCGTAATATCTACAATAGCGCCTTGTGAATACCAATCTTCTAAAGGTAGTATTTCAAAAGTGTTTACATCAGTAGCTACGCACGTACAATTAAACTCTTTTAACACGCCCGAAAAGAAGTCACTAACTTTTATATCGGGTAAAACGTTATTTATATTTACGTTACCTGAAAGCGAAGTTGTAACCGTACTCATTTGAGCGTAATTAATTACACCGTTGTTTCCGTTTATTTGGT